CTATGACTATTACTGATGAAACTGCAGGAATTTGTGAGTACCAGTACCTTGCTGGAGAAATTATATACCCAAAAATGCGGACGGAAATCTCCATCACTGATGCTGGATCGAAAGTGATTTCCAACCTTACACTCCTAGAACTCACGACAAGAGAAGAGCTGGGTTAAGACCATGAGAGCCGTTGTTTATAAAATAGAAAATCAAGTTAATGGTAAATGCTATGTAGGGGTCACCAGACAAAAGCCCGAGCGGAGATGGGGAGCACATAAATCTACAGCTCGTACAGGCAAGGGAGGTAGCATACACAGAGCTATTAGGAAACACAAACTGGAAAATTTTAAATTCGAAATTATATTTATTGTTTTAGATATTAAGTACTTAAATAATATGGAGAAATTATTTATAAGGGAGTTGAAAGGGTTACACCCTACTGGGTATAACTTAACATCTGGAGGTGTTGGGACTAGGGCGCGTGTATGTTCAGAAGCTACTAAAAAGAAAATAAGTGAGGCAAATAAAGGAAATCAAGGGTGTTTAGGTCGAGAGATATCTGGAGAAACTCGCAAGAGGATAGGAGATGCCAACAGAGGTAGGAAACGCTCAGTAGAAGTTAAGCGGGAATTAAGCAAGGGCTTATTAGGTAATCAGCATGCTAGGGGCTACAAACACTCTAAGGAAACCAGACAAAAAGTAAGTGATGGGTGCACTAGAAAACGAAAGATAGTCTGCTTAGAGACGGGTAGGATATTTAATTCAATTGTTGGGGCGGCTAGATACTTAAAAGAAGTATTAGGATACCTAAAAGCAGACAAATCCTCTTTAACAAAATGTTGTAAGGGGAAGTATAAACAATCCTATGGATTTACTTGGAGATATATAAACTAATGGCACTCACTTTAGACGCTGATCCAAACAGCGGGACATTCAACTGTTATTCTACACTCGCCGAAGCAACTGATTACCACTCGGCTAGGCTTCATAACGACCCGTGGTCTAACGCTGGCTCCTCAGAAAAGAATAAAGCTCTTATGTGGGCTACCAGACAGCTGGACACTATGAAGTGGCGGGGTGTTAGAGCGGACGGTACACAGAATCTTGAGTTCCCTAGGAAAGGCCTTAGCTACTATGAATCGGATAGTGGGTCAGGAAATGACGTAGAAACCTATGATATAGCGGGAACAGGATTCTTTACAAAGATAGTGATACCAGACGATGCTGTCCCAGTTTTTTTAAAAGATGCAACAGCTGAATTGGCTATGTATTTATTGGAGGGTGATACAACAGCTCCTTCTGGTACTGAAGGATTTTCACGAATTAAGGTAGACTCTATTGATATTACAGTTAACGCCATAGACAGAGAGTCGGGGTTTAGCAAGTCTGTCCGTGATCTGGTTTGGCGTTTTTTGGCTAATAGCAGTAGATTTAATGCGCCTGTTATCAGGGTAGGATAAGAGTATGGCTCTTAAGAAAGCATCTATCATCAAAGCAGTGAGTAGTGCTTTTAAGGTGTTGGGGGATATACCCCAAGCCGCTATTTTACGACGTACAACAAATACCTATGATAGCTCAACAGGTGATGGAGCTATTTCTACAACTGATTATACTATTTCTAAAGCCATATTTACGAAGTACGAAACCTTTGAGGTAGATAAGGTCGTTGTGTTGGCCTCAGACGTAAAACTTATTATACAACAGTCAGAACTGACAATAACACCTTCTCTGGCCACAGACACTGTTATACGAAATAGTATATCTTATAATATACTACGTGTTGGGCAAGACCCTGCAGCAGCCACATTCACCATACAACTGAGGGCGGTATGACAGTACTGGTAACAATTCCAGCTGGTGCCATAGATAAACTCACTAGGTCTATTAAGCAAAAGATGGCCAATGTAGTCGAGGATGTGGGCTTACAGGTGTATAACTCTATTGTATTAGATGTTGTGGACTCACCCTACTATTCTGGGTCTTATATAAGCAGCTGGACAATCAGCAAGGGTTTACCCAAGATTGGGACTTTTAATGAACCAACCGGTAGACGGGGGACTTATGACAACCCTAACCCTATATTAGATTTAGGTGGAGTCATGTTTGGCCAGAATGTGTATATAACCAATGCAGCTCCTCATGCACAACTAGTGGAGTACATAGGCACCCCCACCCATAGTAGTGGTTGGAAAACGGCGGCTCACGCCAAAAACACAGTTGTGATGACCTACAAGTATAGGGCGAGACCTTGACACCGTCTTATTAATATGGTACAGCAACTAATATAACAGGATCAAAGCGATGGGAACAGCAGCCCTTAACATAGCGATTGAAAATCAATTCAACACTTCTTGGGGTACTACAACACCAATTCGTTTTGATAACGTAGGATTTACACCTCCTAGCACATCTTGGGTGAGCTTGGAGGTCTGGGATGGAAAGTCTAATAAGGCATCTTTGGGCACAGGCTCACAAATGCGTAGAACGACAGGCACCGTCTTTATAGATGTTTTTACACCCCTTAATGATGGTTCAAAACCAGCCAGAGAACTGGCAGATCAGGTCTCCGCAGTTTTTAGGGATGTAGTTGTTAGTGGTCTAACATTTTATGAGGCTAATATTAGTCAGATAGGTGAAAAATACTACACTAATAGTGGCACTGGGGTTCCAGCTACAGCTCAATGGTATCAAATGAGTGTGGCCATACCCTTCAAATACGATGAATATATTTAGAGTTTAAACTTGGCGGTAACGCCTAATAGAGGAAATTAAAAATGGCAAACGCTCAAGCAAATGTGGTAGCAACTAGAT